TAAACGCCGGAGATCTTGACATCAGACTAGCATAACATCATGGCCACAATCGGCTATAACGAAGGTTATTACAGCAGATCAAAATGGAATGACTTAGCTTTTCAAGGTAGAGCTATTATTACTGCTGTTAGCTCTGCACAAGCTCAAGGATCAATAGTAGTTTCTGCCGCTAGTGTTATTAGTGCTGTTTCTGATGCTAGTGTTGTAGGTACAAAAATCTTTTTAGGATCTGCTTTTGTTCAAGCAAACTCTCAATTTATTTCTGCCGGACAAAGAGTTAGAACATCAACTGCTAATATAGAAGCTGTTGCTTCTATTCATGCACACCCAACTTGCATTTATTTAGGACACAGCATTATTAATGCTGTTTCACAGGCAGAAGTAAATGGAACTATTATAAAATTAGGAGCTTGTATTATTAACGCTGTCAGTAGTTTTACAGCTACCGGTAGGTTAAAATGGGAGCCAGAAACTTTAACAACTGAAACATGGACTGAACAAGTAATACCTACTGAGTCTTGGACTCCAGTAAATATTTCTTCTGAAACATGGACCGAGCAGGATTGATATGGCAGATACACAGACTACCAACTTAAATTTAATAAAACCGGAACCTGGAGCGGCGGAAAATACTTGGGGAATTTCGCTAAACTCTAACTTAGACGATATAGATGCAATTTTTGCTTCTGGCGGAACAGAAGTAAATATGAGATTTAATTCTGCTAATTTTGATGATACTAAACAAATTAATTTTGGTACAGATGATGATGCCAATATAAGACATGACGGTAACAACACTAAATTTACTCATAATGGATCAGGTGGTTTGTATATTGGAGCAGATACTTTTTGTCTGCAAAACGGAACGCATGATGAAAATTTTATCTGCATGGCCGACAATGGAGCAGTAGATTTATATTACGATAATGTTAAAAAATTAGAAACTACTGCAAATGGAGTAACGATTTCAGGAGATATGGTTCTAAATGGGACCGACTCAATTAAAGTTTCTGCCGGAACTACAGCTCAAAGAAACGCATCTCCTGTTAATGGAATGTTTCGATACAACACCACAACAAATGAATTTGAAGGTTATCAAAACAATGCTTGGGGAGCTATCGGCGGTGGTGGAACTACTGTTAATAATAATGCTGATAACAGAATAATTACCGGAAGCTCAACGGCAGACACTTTAGAAGCTGAAACAGATTTGACTTACAATGCCGGAACTTTGGCTCAAGGATCTGGAGATTTTACATTAGATATGGCAGGATCTATTATTCTTGACTCTAGCCAGAATGTAAATTTATACGCTCAAGGTACTCACTACGCTTATCTTCAAAACGAAAACAGCGATTTTAGAATTGGCCCAATTATTCAAGATAAAGATTTTATAGTTAGGGGTAATGACGGCGGCACATATATAAATGGCTTAACTATTGATTTTTCTGATGCAGGAAGGGCAATCCTTAATGGTGGAGCAAACGTACCTAATAGTAAAGATATTGATTTTGGTACAGGCACAAATACTTGGACAGGAGAAAAAGGAGCAAAAATACAAAATCATAATAATGTTTTTTATATTCAATTTACTACTTTGTTTGCAACAAGAAATTCTTCTGGAACTTCTGTGACTAGCGTTGATACTTCTGGTAATGGAATTTTTAAAGGAAATGTAACAGCTTATGGAACTCCTTCTGATATAAAATTAAAAGAAGATATTAAGGTAATTGATAATGCTGTAGATAAAGTAAAACAACTTCAAGGTATTACTTATACTTTAAAATCTGACGGTAACAGACTTACAGGACTGATAGCACAAGATTTAGAAAAAGTATTACCAGAAGCGGTCTATACTGCTGAAACTATAGGAGATGAACTTAAAGGAGAAAAACCAGAAGAACATTTAGCTATTCGTTATGGAAACACAGTAGGTTTGTTGGTAGAAGCTATCAAAGAATTAGAAGCTAGAATAAAAGAATTAGAAAATAAATAATGGCATTACCGGCATCAGGAGCAATAAGTCTAAATCAGCTTCATGTTGAAGCAGGGGGAACTTCTGGAACAACTTGCTCAATGAATGATGCAGACATATTAGATATAGGGGATTTTCCTTTTAATGCCACAAGAGGATTAGATGATTGGTATGGTTATAAAGCAAAATGGATTATAACTATGTCCACAGGTCAAACGACTGTAAATACAGCAGGAAGTGATTATGTAGCCGCTAACACAGAAAGATATAGGGGATATAATGGCTCAAGCGGTACAAGACCTTCGGGTACTACTTATGGCTCTTTAAATGATTATCAAGATCCAGACTATTTGAATAATAAAACAATACTTTCTTTAGAGGTTAATGGAAGCTCATCTGTAACTCAACCTGCACAAACCATAATGTTTTTACAATGTTCCGACGGTTGCTCAAACACAGATGCCGCCTTTAAAACACTTAAAGTAGGTGGCAGTACTTTCGCCAGAAGTAGTGCTACTTATTCAGATAGTACGATAGAAAGTTGGAGTTGGCAGGTAGGACAACAATATGTGCCTAACAATACAACAGGAGCATTAACTCCTATGTCTGCTCCTGGTTCAAATACAACAGTTACTTTTATAGGACAGTAGTGAGCAAGATAGAGCTAGAACAATTTGTAAAAATTCCAGGACAAGCTAGAAAAGATTATTCAACAGATGTTGCAATTAATAATGATGTTGATGAAGATGATAAACCTTTTCAAAGATTGTCTATGTGGGTTACTGATCCGGTAAGCAAAGAAGATATAAGATTTGAATGGAATAAAACAGATAGTGCTTTGGCCTTAAGTAAAGAAAACGATAAATGTTATATAGACACAGATGCAGTTATTTATTATCAAAAAAATTGGGAAGTAGAAACTTATAAAAACTTTTTAAATAACTCTACTTTGGTTCCGCCTGATCCAGAATTAGATGATTATAATATTAAGAAAAATATGGCCGTTCCTAAAAATCCTAATACTTATGATGAAGTTTATGTAAATAAAAAATTAGTTAGAACGGATTACAACATTGGCTTACATCAAGCTCAACCGCTTATAGAAGAAGTAGAAAAAGTTTTTGGAAAAGATCAGGATTGGAAACAAAATAGATTTAATATTATTGGGACCTACACAGCTCACGAAGACGCTCCCCTAAGACCGCCTTATACAAATGAAAAAACTTATAGTTGGTACAATGTTTTTATAGAAATGCCGGAAGAAACATTAAATGCGTTTAATGTTCCTGATGTTGGCTACACATATAATGGTTGGCACGCCATAAAGTACAATACTGTATCTGGAAAAAAACAATTAAAAGTTGTTATTCAAGACGACGAATATACAAGCAATTATCAAGAACACCCAGATACTTTTATTCCTAGACCACCTGTTCCTTATTATGCTTCTAAAAGTCATTTTTTTGCAAAAATATTTAATGAAGACGGAACAGAAGCAGATGAATATGATGTTTTTTTTGTAACTACAAAAGATATTATGAAAGAATTTTGCGAAGAACAAAATTTACAATTTCCTATGCCAGAAAGCAGAGAAGATGATTTTGTTTGGATTTATGGTTTGGTGTATGACAAAAATACTTTAGAAGTAAAACAAGTTAAAGGATATGTTCGCTATCCTACAGATGAAAGCGAATGGCTATAAAACTAGATACAAAAAAAATTGACGAAAAATTCTATAAAAAACTAGAACAAGAAAGACTGTTAAGAAAAGAATTTAAAAAAAAATTCCATAACTAAGATATAATTTAACCTATGGCAGACACATTTACCAATATATTAAATTTAACCAAGCCAGAAGTAGGAGCGAGTACGAATACTTGGGGTGGTAAGATCAATGCAAATTTAGACGCTGTAGATGCTATTTTTAACTCGGCAGGAGCAGGAACTTCTGTAGGTTTAAATGTAGGCACAGGAAAAACTTTAAAAGTAGCCGGAACTTTAGATATTGACGGAACTATTGATTGTGAAGGCGGAACTATTGATAACACTACTATTGGAGCTAGTACACCGGCTCCAGGATCTTTTACTACTTTAGGAACTAATGGTTTAGCTACTCTAAGCAGTCTTACTGTTTCTGGAACTGCCACTTTGCCTACTGTAGATATAAATGGCGGAGCTATAGACGGAACGCCTGTTGGAGCTAATTCTGCTTCTACAGGAAATTTTAGTAGCGTTGGAATTACCGGAAATCTTAATACACTAGGAACTATACAAAAAAGCGGAACAAATATTTTTGATTTAATTTATCCGGTAGGATCTATTTATATAAATGCAACTAACAATAATAATCCTGGAACTTATTTAGGCATAGGAACTTGGGAAGAATTTGGACAAGGTAGAGTTTTAGTAGGTAAAAATACATCAGGAACATACGGAGTATTAGGATCTACTACAGGTCAAGAAACTTATGGTCAAACTATAGCTGTCAATCAATTACCGCCACACAAACACGCAGTACCAAACTCTGATTGTCAAAATTATGGAGCAATTCAAGGTTATACTAATAATAATCAACCGCTTAACAGGTGGTGTGATACTGACGGAATAGCAAATAACGCTCCTGCTCCAACAACAGGATCAACAATTTATAACACATCTGGAACAGCACAAAGTCAATCTCAATTAACGACAGACGCTAGACAACCTTCTATTGTTGTAAGAATGTGGAAAAGAATATCTTAATGTTAATTTATGGCTTTAGTAGAAGTAACTCCACCTGCCGGAATAGTTAAAAACGGAACTGATTACGCAAATAAAAATAGATTTGTGGACGGAGATCTTGTCCGCTTTGAAAATGGCTACTTAAAACCGCTTGGTGGTTGGACCAAATTTAGAAACAATCCTTTAGGAACTTTTTTTTCTGCAACTATAACTACTACTAGCGGAAGCAATACCATAACAGCGACAACTTCTGTCGCACATGGATTAGCAGTAGGAACTTCTTTTGTCATAGAAAACTATACAGCTACCGGTGGAATACCTGGAACAGAACTTAATGCTCAAACTTTTTCTATAGCTTCTGTTCCAAGCACTACAACTCTTACTTTTACAACTTCTACATCTGCGACTTCTTCTGCAACTTCTTCGGCTTTTAGAATAATAATTCCTAGTGTGCCAATAGGTATGTATTCTTATAATGCAAACAATGGAGAAGAAATTTTAGCTGTAGGAACTAGGGCAGGTGTTAATGTTTTTTATGAAGATACTTGGTACGACATAACTCCGGCAGGTTTTGTAGCTGATGATGTAATTACTTCTGTTGGGTATGGAGCTTATCATTACGGAGTAGAAGATTGGGGAGATGCAAGAAGTCAATCACAAATACAATTTGATACTAAAAGTTTTTCTTTTGATAATTATGGAGAACATTTAGTTTTTTGTTTTCCGTCAGACGGAAAGTTATATCAATGGCGACCTAATTCTAATACCGGTGTTCCAGATACTATAGCAACACAAATACCTAACTCTCCTACAGGTTGTCAGGGCCTTGTAGTAAGTAACGAAAGACATTTAATAGCTTTGGGATCTTTAGGAGATCCTAGAAGAATAGCATGGTCAGATAGAGAAGATAATACTACTTGGACCGCTTCTGCTAGAAATACAGCAGGTAATTTACAATTAGCTTCTGGTGGTAAAGCAAATTTTGCTTACAGATTTGGCAAGGACATAATTATTTTTACAGATATAGGCATAAATAAACTTTATTATGTTGGAAGTCCTTTTGTTTATGGTATTGAAGATGCAGGTATTAACTGTAAAGCAATAAGTCCTAGATCAATTATATCTTCTGGTGGTTTTTTATCTTGGATAAGTGAAAACTCATTTTTTACATACAACGGCCAACTTAGAGAATTAAAATCAGATGTTCACGATTTTATTTTTGACAATATACAAACTAATACTCAACAAGCTACTTTCGGAGCTCACAATATAGATTTTAATGAGATTTGGTGGTTTTTTCCTGTTGGAGAAGTAACTCAGTTATCTCCAAATAGATATATTATTTGGAATTATTTAGATAATGTTTGGAGTATAGGAGAATTAGATAGAGGAGCTTGGATAGATCAAGGTGTATTTAAAAATCCTTTGGCTACAGATAGTAATGGATTTATTTATGAACATGACAAAAGACCATTACTTAACTCTCCAGGATTAGGTTCAAGAAAACCTTTTTGCAGAACAGGTCCTTTAGAAATAGGATCTGGAGATAAAGTAGCTCAAATAAATCAAATATTATCAGATGAAGAAACTACAAATTTACCGGCAATAACTTTAAGTTTTACAGGTCGTTTTAATCCATTAGGAGCTGAAACTGATTTTGGCAGTTTTAATTTTAATGCTAGTGGTTATACAGATGCTAGATTTTCAGCTAGACAAATTCAAATGAAAATAGAAGGAGATGTAACTCAAGATTTTCAAGTAGGAAAAATTAGACTAGATGTAAAAGCTAGAGGTCGAAGATGATACAACCTGCTAGTAAAAATCAATACATACAAAATGTAACAAATGCAAAATTAGATGTTTCTAACACAGGAACATTTGAAACAATATATACAGCTCCAGGTACTACTGAATTTGATTTTGCTGTTATAGAGTCTATTTTAGTAGGAGATGATAATGGTCAAGCAACTACTATAGATCTTGTAGTAACTACCGGATCTGCTAATCATTTTTTATTCAAACAAAAAGATATATCGGCAAATGGTACTGTTGAATTGTTAAGTAGAGATCTTGTTTTAAAATCAGCACAATCATTAAAAATACAAGTTAGCCATGCAAATATTAATGTTTTTGTTAGTTTAGTAGAGTATGGAAAAGGAGATTAAAAAAGAAGAATGGGAAATTTATTGGGACCATTGTAAGCCAATTATAGAACCTGCTGTAAAATATCAACAATCTTATACTATAGATGATATAGAAGATAAAATAAGACATGGGTTTTTTCATTTATGGCCTGGAAAAAACTCTGCCATGATTACTGAATTAGTAAATTTACCGCAAGAAAGAGTATATAACTTGCTTTTTGCAGGTGGTAAATATGACGAAATAGAAGGTATAATAGAACAGATAGAGGTTTTTGCCAGAGCTATAGGTTGTTCAAAACTTATGGGTGGTGGAAGACCAGGTTGGCATAGAAAAATAAAACATTTAGGTTTTAAAAGAGATTTTATTTTAACAAAAACATTATGAGTTTTAGCAAAAGCAAAGAAACAGATACCGCAAACGTCCCTACTTATTTAGAGAATTTATATACAGATGCTTCTGAAATAGGTCAAATAGCCGCAGGAGCAGAAATGCCTGTATATTCTGGTAATAGAGTAGCAGGATTAACTCCGGCAGAAATAGAAGCAGAAGCAGAAGCTAGAAGACTTTTTGGTACTTCTATGGCTTATGATCCAAGAACTAATTTAATGGAAATGATTGGTTTAGATGCTCCTTCTTACAATCCGGCTTCTTTGTTAGAAGGAAACATAACTGCCTATGAAAACAGATTTACTAATCCACTTATTAATACTATTGTTGATGATTTTGACAGAGTAAGAGATATGCGTGTTCAAAAAATTCAAGATGATGCAATCAATAGCGGAGCTTTTGGCGGAAATAGATCTGCTATTTTTGAACAAGAAGGCACTAGGGCCTTAGACGAAGAAATGCTTAAAACAATAGCAGGAGTAAGAGAGTCTGCTTTTGATAGAGCTATGGATAGATTAGAAGCAGATACAAATAGAATAGACACTTCTAGAAGAATTGGAGCTGATCTTTATGCTCAAAATTTAGATAGAAGATCTGGTTTATTAAATGATTTACTAGCAGATCAATACAACTTGCTTAATTTATCAGATGATTTCGGAACAAGAAGAAGGGGACTAGACCAACAACTAATAGATGCAGATATAGCTAGATTTGACGAAGAAAGAAATATACCACTAGAAAGATTAGGAATTTTAGCGGCGGCTTCTGGTCAAATTAGTCCAAGCGTAATCGGTAGAACTAGAACAAGTAGCTCTAAAGGACTAGATATATCAGATATTGGAGCTTTATTAACAGGAATAGGCAACTTAGGTGGTGGTGGTGGCGGCAACTAATGATAGATCCTAAATTTAAAGATATGCTTACTCTTGCCAATATGGGAGTTACCCCAGATGCTTTGACAGCTTTTCAAAATCACAGAGATAAAATCCAACAAGGAGAAGATGCTCTAAAAATGAGAAATAGTGTTTTATTTGGCAACACTTTTGCAAATCCTAGCTCACAAACTAATGCTACTTTTATACCGCCACAAGAAGGAAGTATGTATGATCCACAAAATCAAAGAAGACAAGTAGCAACAAAACTAGATATGGCTATGACAAATACTCCTGATCGGTTTATAAATCCTTTGTTGTCGCCTGATACTTTTGCTAGACCTAGCGGCAGTACATTACTTAATAATGTAAATGCAAACTCAGCTCCAGTAATGTTTCAAAATTTAAATAAAGAAGCTGTAGCAGACAATCTTGAAAAAACTATAGGAGCTGTTGATAAAAGAGAAAATAAACTTGCTAAAAGAAGGGAAGCATTTGATAAAGTAAGAAGGTTTGGCTTAGCTTTACAAGGCAAAGATCCAAATGCTATGGACATGAAAAAAGTTTTACAACAACTACAAATTCAATCAAGTCTTTTAAATCAAAAAAACACACAATCAATTATTCAAGCAAGAGAAGATAAAATAAGCCAAGAAAATGACATTATAAATTATGCTATGTCTGAGTTAGCTAATGATCCAAATGTTACAAACAAAAAAATATATGAAAATAATAGAGGTTTGTTATTAGAGTATGGAAAAACTAAGTTAAAAGAAAAACCTAGTCAAGTATTAGTCGGCTATATACGAGGTAATATAATGAGTCCTAATAAATTTAAAGAAATATCAAATATAAATGTTATAAAAGATATGGTTGTAAATAATCCAGATATAGCAAATGTATCAGGCGATAAAGTACAGGAATTTTTTGATTTTGTGAAAGGAATTAGTTATAACGATTATGCAAATAATGTAAATGGAGCTAGAGATTTTATAAATCAACTTATAAGATTGCCAAAAGATTTCATAACTGACGGAGAATATACATCTTTAGAAATACAACAAAGATTAAATTCTTTTATGAACCCCCTAAATATGCCTGTAAACTAATGAATAATGTCTTTATTAGATGATTTCAATGCCGGAAAAGATTTAAGTAAAAATAATTTTTTTGACCTAAACACCGAACAAACAAATTCCGAAACTACCTTAGAAACTACACCAGAAGAAAGCGTTGGTTTTGGTTCTAATGTTTTTAGAACATTAGTAGGAGCAGGAAGGGATTTAACTCAAGGAACTTTAGATTTTGCAAAATTTATAACACCTGATGCTTTAGATTATGGATTTATTTATGGAGATAATCCAAACACAGAAGAAGTAGAAAGCGGTTTAAGATTTGGTTACACAGGAAAAGACTCTGGTGTGCCAAGAGTAACTTTGCCAGAAGTAGAAGAACCTACATATTTTGGCGGTTCTTTTCTTAGAGATGTAACCCAATTTGCAGTACCTTTTTCTAAATTAAATACAGTAACAGCTCCTTTTAGAACTGTTGCCGGTCCAGGAACTTCAATAGGATCTAATATTGCAAATAGATTTTTAACACCTGGATTTGGAAAAAATACTTTAGATAGGTTTGGCTCTAATGTCGCTAGATATGGAACTTTAGGAGCAGTTACAGAGAATATAGCTTTTAGTCCTTACGAACCTAGATTGTCTAATTTAGTACAAGAATATCCTATGTTACAAAATCCTATAACTGAATATTTACAATCAGATCCTAATGACAGCGAAGCAGAAGCAAGATTAAAAATGACTATAGAAGGGTTTGGATTAGGTATTCCTTTTGAATATATTAGTAGTGCCATAACTACATATTCTAGAAATAAAGCAATCGCAAGAGAGCAAAGAATAGCAGAAGGAATAGAAAAAAATAAACTTCCAGAAGGAGAAGATTTTGTAGGTCCTGCAAGACCAGAAAAACCTATAGAAACTACAGTAGAAGAAGTTATAAAAGATCAAAAATTAGATATACCTATTTATAGAGAAGACGGATCTTTAGATATAGATTTAGGAAAAAATAATTCAAAATTAGGAAATTATTTAAAAAAGGCAGAATTTAATGATGATGATGTTGCTTTTAATAAATTTATAAAACGCAGAGTAAGATCAGAGTCTTATGGTTATGGCAAAAAATTTAAAAATCTTTTTGAAAGATACAATAGACTTTTTGGAGAAGGAAATGAAGAAAGAGGATTAGCAAACAGATTTTTAGCAGAAGAAATTTCTAAAATTAAAGTTAAAGCTGATAAAGATTGGAAAAAATATAAAGCAGGAAAAACACCAGAAAGTCCTTTAAACAACAGACTTCAAGAACCAGATATGCCAGAAGTTTTCCCTACTGCTAAAGGAGTTTTAAGACAGCTAAGACCTTTTACTTATGCACAATTAAAAGTAAGTGAAATAGGGGACTCTTTAGGACTTAATGATAGTAGAGGAAGGCCTAGTAGAGCTTATTACAAAAAAAGTAAACCTGATTACGAGTCAGAAACTCAAAAAATTGTAAGAGAAAAAAGAGAACAAGATGAAATTATGGACTCTTCATGGTGGGACGGCCTTGCAGAACAATTTGAGCGACAAGGATTTGAGCTTAGTTACGATACCGCATCACAAGTATTAGCTAAAGGAGATGATAGTAATTCAGCAGAAAATGTATTAAAAAAATTAATAGAAGAAGACGCTTATAGACCAGATGATGCTTATAAGCTACTAGAATACGAAAGATTATTAGAAGGTATAGATCAAGAAAGACGCTTTTTAGAAGGAGAAGGTTTTGATCCAGATGAATTATTAGACGATCAAATAGACGCAATTCTTCTTAATACTCAAAAAAACTTAGATGATAGACTTGATTTAAACCAAGAAATTTTTGAAAACTATACACCACCTAATTTAAGAGGAGATCAGGGATTGCCATTAGGAGAAGGAGCTGATGCTCCGCCTGGAACTCCACCACCACCTAGATCAGACGAAGGCCCTATACCAGAAGGGCCTATAGATCCAGATAAATTAGCTAATATAAATTTAACTAAATATGATTTAAGGCCAGAAGATATAGAAGCTCTAACAAGTCAAGCTATAAGAAATAATAATTGGGTTGGAGCTAGAAACAAAATGAAATTTGGTTCTGACGGAAGCATTTTAAGAGAAGACGCTTTAGCTTCTGGATTAACTATTGATAAATTTATTAATGCTCCTAGAAATTATAAATTTTCTCCGCAAGAAATTATGGCGGCTAGAATGATGTTGCAATATTTGGCAAAACAAACTAGCGAATTATCTAGAACATTAAAAGCAAAAGTAGAATTAGGAGTTACGCCAAGCAATCAAGAACTTTACAATTTTCAATTACTAGAAATGGATTTAGGAGCTGTCGGAGAAAGAATTGTTGGAGAAACCGCATACGCAGGACAATTATTAAATTCTTTCAAATATGCTGTTGAAAATCTTACCGCAGTCCAAGCAAGAAAATTTGTAGATGATATTGTAGATGCTAGAAAAAATGAAAAGAATGACATTTTAGCAAGGGTTATGAACGCCGCAGAGTTAGATCCTGATGCTGTAGCTCTTAATGCACAAAGCTCAGTAAGGCCGCCAAGTGTTTTAGACATGACTCAAGAATTTTGGATTAACACTTTGCTTTCTGGTATTCCAACACAAGTAGTAAATGTAGGTAGTAATGCCATAGTGGCAGGTTTTAGACCTTTAGAAAGTTATCTTGCATCTGTATCAGGATTAGTAGGTAGGGCATTTGGCTCAAAAAAACCTAGACTGTCTTTTTCAGAGTCTAACGGAAGGGCGTTTGCTACTATTTATGGATTAAGAGATGCTATTAAATCATTTGGAAAAGCATTTTATGATCCGGAGTCGGTAAAAGATCCAAATACAAAATTAGAATTAGCTAGACAAAAAGCTATTAATACTCCTTTAAAAATTCCAGAGCAAGTGCCGCTAGTCGGTGGTTTTGATTTAATTGGAGATACAATCAGATTGCCAGGCAGAACTTTATTAGCAGGAGATACATTTTTTAAACAATTATCTTATAACCAAGAAATTTACGGCAGAGCTTTTGATATAGCCGCAAAAAAAGGATTAAGAAATCCTAAAGACTTTATGACAGAAGTAAATAATTTGGTTTTACAACATAGAAACAATCCAACAGGAAAAGTTTTAGGAGATAATTTTGAAGAAATTGCTAGAGAACAAGGTCGTTATCAAACTTTTACTCAAGATTTAGGAGCTTCCGGTAGGGCATTTCAAAAAATGTTAAATGGAAATATGCAATTAGCAAAATTTATAGTGCCATTTGTAAGAACTCCTGTAAATATTGTTAAATTTTATGGAGAAAGAGTGCCTGTATTTAATACTTTTAGCAGAAGATTAAGGCAAGATTTTCTTGCCGGTGGTGTTAAAAGGGACGAATTTATAGCTAAATCAACTATAGGTTTAGGATTAGGTTATCTGGCTTATGAATTAGCTTCGCAAGGAAAAATAATTGGTGGTGGACCTACTGACAGGAGAGAAAGAAGTCAATGGCTACAAGATAATGTTCCTTATTCCTTTGTTGGAGCAGACGGAAAAACTTATGAGTTTTTTAGATTTGAACCAGTAGCTATGATTTTTGGTATAAGTGCTGATTTACAAGGAGTAATGAAAGAAATATCTGAAAATCCAGAATTATATGGAGAAAACGGAGAATTTTTAAATGAAAAATGGGGAGATGCAATATTGCAATTAACATCAGGTATGCTTTTTTCATTACAAAGAAACTTAACAGATAAAACTTTTTTTAGAGGTATAACTGACTTTGTTAATGCTTTAGAAACAGACAACGCTTCTTCAATGGAAGCATACATCAATAATTTTGCGGCTTCTTTTGTACCTACCATGCTTAGAAATATAAATGATTATCAAGATCCTTTTATTAGAGATGCTAGAGATGCTATGGATAAAATAAAAGATGATTTGCCTTTCTTTAGTAATAAATATTTACCTAAGAAAAGAAACATTTTTGGAGAGCCAAAATTAAGAAGAAAGCAAGGTAGCCAAGTTTTTTCTCCAATTACTATTGACAGTACGCCGCCAGATCCTATGTTAGAAGAATTTAATAAAGCAAATTATTATCCTGGACAAATGAAAAGAAACATAGACGGCGTAGAGTTAAATGAAAAACAATACGAGTATATGCTTTCAAGATTAGAAAATATAAATGGAAGAACAGCTAGAGAACTTTTTGAAAATTTAACTAATAACTTTAATGATAGTATTCCGCCAAGATTTAGGAGAGATGAACTCACTAAACTTATGAGCGATATAAGAACATTTGCTAGAGAAAAAACTTTAATAGCACTTACAAGAGATAAGAACAGTCCAATTTACGATCCTGTATGGGCCAAAAAATACGAAGATAAAATAAAAGATTTACAGTAATGCCTTGCCCTACAGAAAGAGTTGGGAAATGCGGAGAACATTTAACAGCTTCTTTTCTTTACTCATTTGGATCAGATCTGGTTACAATGCCACACGGATCTCACGCTGATATAGTTTTTGAATACAAAAATATTTTGTATAAATGCCAAGTAAAAACTGTTACCAAAAAAAAGAAATATATATCTAAACATAACGGCAGACATTATAGGACCGGTTGGTGTTGGGATATTAGAAGGGGTGGTAATACTAAAGAAAGAAGATATGGTACAAAAGGTACACACAATATAGATCTTTACGCTTTAGTCTGTCTTCCTTACAAAAATATAATATTTGTACCTTTCTTAAAAAAAACCAGAATAACTTTTAATGACAATGAAGTTAAAAACGCAGACTCAAAAGAAACTTTAAAATACACTTTAGATTTAATTAAGCAAGATCAACTTGTTAGCTAACTCTACATTGTTTTTAGAAACTTCCTGTCTAATTTCTCCGTATCTTTGCATAGAAGATAAGCTCTGATGTCCTAATAAGTTTCCTACTTGCCTATGTCCTAAACCTGCTGACAAACAATATGTAGCGAATGAGTGTCTTAAATCATGTAATCTTAAATGCGGACAATCACATTCTTTTCTAATTCTATCCCAAGTTTTTTCCGGAGATTTAATGCCAGTTATGGTTTTTTCGTTAGGATAGACTTCTATAATTTTATTTACAATTTTCATAGCATTATCTGACAAATAGATAATTCTATCCTTGCCGGTTTTTTTACCTGTTTTGTATTGGTCAAAAGGTATTACAATTTTATTGTCTTTTATCCAAGATCTTTGTGCGTTTGCTATCTCGCTTTTTCTAGCTCCTGTTAGTATGAGTAACCATATAAAAGATATGGACCTAATCTTTCCTGGCTCAAAGTTTTCTAATTCATTAAGTTTTTTGAATACTTTTAGTTTTTCTTTTTCGGTATAGCTAGTAGTAATTTTCTTTTCTGGATTACCTTTTATACTTCTGGCTATATTATTTTCTATACCATAACATTCTTCATCAATAGCAAAATTTAAACTAGCTACTATAAATTTAAGGAATTTGTTTGCTTGTGATTTACTTTTTTTAGAAATAAATGCAAAAACATTTTTAATATCTTTTCTTGTTAATTCATTTACATAGATAGATCCAAGATACTTTTTTGCATAATTTTGATATAAAGATTGATATTGTTTTGTTGTAGTTTCTTTTACATCTCTTGCCTTACAGTCTTTTATGTATTCAGAAAACAAAACATCATACTTAATTTCTGTTGCGTCTTTTGGATCTTCTACTAAACCTTCTTCTATATCTTTGTAATGAGAATAAATTTTTATAGCTCTTTTGCGTATTTCGGTAATACTTTCATCTGGATAACGAGCTTCTATTTTTCTTTTTATTTTTTTTCCTTTGTTATGCCAAATTAAATAATAGTATTTAGATCCGTTTCTATATCTGGTTTTTAACTTATTAAATTTTTTATCAGCTATATGCCTATCTTTTTCTTCCATGTTTTTCTCCTTTAATCATGGCAAAAACAACTCCTTGTATCATCATCAAATAATTCTATTTGTTTTTCTTCCAAGTTTGTTAAATTTACCAAGTCTATATAATTTCCGTCTTTTCTAAATGTTGCATTTATTTTTCTCTCTTGTTCAATCCACCATTCAGCTAAATCTGGTTTTTCTTTTATAATTTTTGTTAAAGTTTTTCTACCTTTCAAATAACATAAATCACAATTACCGGCTAATGTTTTACCATTATTATTTGTAAGTTTTAAATCAAAGTTATTTTTTTGCCAAAAATTAAAAACATCTTGTATCGTTACTTTGTTAGTGTATAAAGGACAAACTGAGTCCCAAGAGTTTATATTATTATCATTTTGCCTGTTTTGTTTTGCTACTCTCATTGGCTCGTCATATCTCAACCCAACTACATTTGTCCATTCTTTATGACCTTTTTGTTTCATAAATCTTTTCATTACATTCATTTTGAGTTCTTGCGTACACATTCTCATTACTGGATTAGGCAACATATTTCTTCTTTCTATTAATGCAGAAAAAGGTTCTCCATTTCTACTAGCGGTTTCGTATGAAACTTCTTTAGTCCTGTATATAGGCCTTTCATTTGATATTTCTAGTTCTAACCAATAAATATAACAGTCCCATTTATCAGCACAATCTTTTACAAAATCTAAAGTTTGTGGCATTTCTTTTCCTGTGTTAGCAAAAACCACATAAACATCTTCTGGCAGAGTTCCTTTATGAGCTTCTATAATTTTTTTTAACATATATCCAGATGTCCTTCCGCCGCTAAAACTAACAAGAGCAGGTCCTTCTATTTTGTATGCGTCAATCATTTTTTTTATGCACTAATTCTATTTCCATTTCTAAGTAATGTATTGCTTTATTAAGATCATCAATCCTACTGCCCTTATCTCTACTAATATATTTAACAGCATTACCACAACAATAAGATAGTTTGTTAGCCAATATATACTCTATTGGCTCTATGCCTAGTTTCTTGTAGTGATTACCTGCTACTTGTTTTTTTAGAGTTTTTGGTTTCCTTGACATTTTTTTTAAATATTTTATCCCAATTTTTTTCAAAAGTTTTTTTATCAACTTTCATAGGACGAGGATCTGATCCTTTCGACATTATATTTTTGTGAGAATTGCGATTAGCAAGACATTAGTTATGAAAATTTCTCCTGCGAGTATCGAGTGATACCATACCCAACGAGCTTTATAAATATTTTCAATAGTAATTTCTTCGTCCTTTCTCATTTAATTAATGTTTGCATTTCCTTAACATCTGTATATCATAATGGTTATGAGGAATAATATCTAGTCGTGTCTAGCAATCAGAAGACATTTTTATCCAGGCAAGAGTGTGCTGAAAGGATCGGTGTTAGCGTGAGAACACTTGATCGTTGGCGTTTTTCTGGAGAAGGACCTAGTTATTACAAGATACAAAAAGCAGTAAAGTATGAGGAGCAAGATATTGAGAATTACTTGGATAGTCAAAAAATTATTACTTATTAAAAAATGCCTGTCATACATCATGCAAAGATTGCTCCGTCTGGATTGGATAGATATACAAAATGCCCTGCATCACCAAAAGCATCAGAAGGTTATCCTTCTAGCAGTAGCGACGCTTCTCGTATTGGTAGTGTAGTACACGAAATGAATGAAATGAGATTACAAGGAAGATTTGAAGGTGTTGATTTCAAAGAGTATTGGTTAAACAGAGAAGTAGAATTTGAAGGTCATACAGTTAAGGTAGATGCAGAAATGATAGATGCGTCTAATATATATTGTGAATATGTAGTAAAAAGAAAAAATGAAGAAAAAAAATCAAAACTCTATATTGAAGAAAGATTAGACGGACATGAAATACACCCAGACTTGTGGGGAACAACAGATATTCTAATAGTACAAAAAGACAAAATAATTATTATTGATTATAAGAATGGTAAATATCCAGTAGAAGTAGAAAATAATTTACAGCTAAGAGCTTATGGTCTTATGGCTTTATCAAAGTATTCAGAAAAAACAAAAGTAGAAATGGTTATAGTGCAACCTAGAGCGTGGCATAAAGACGGACCAATAAGATCTACAGAAATTTCTTCTGAAAATTTGGTAAATTGGGCGTTTGATTGGCTAAAGCCAAAAATAGATGCCTGTTTTGAAGATGAACCTGTTTTTGTGGCCGGAGAACATTGTGTCTTTTGTCCGCATAAACTTAATTGCGATACTCATAAAGAGTATTTACTTAGTGAGGAGTACATTGAGCGAAAAAAACAACGAACTAAAAGAGCAATCTACAACAGATAGCGAAGAAAAACCTTATCTGTCTTACGAACAAGACGGAGTGAAAAAGAATATTTATAAAAGCAATTTGGTAGATGCTGAACAAGAAATTACAGTTAAAGGTAATCAGTTAGCTTTAGCTGAGATTTGTGCTTGGACAATAAATGGTTTGGCACAACTAGAGCAAGACTCGGAACAAATTACACAAGCAAGAAAGATTGAACAGCTTACACAGTTAAAACAATCTTTTGAGTTTTTGCGTAATTATTCGTTTGAGTTATTAAGAGTAACATTAGAAAAAGGAGAGAAAAATGACAATTAAAGCAATTAGAAAAGGAGCTAGTAAAAACCCTATGCGTATGGCTATATATGGACCTGCCGCAATAGGTAAAACAACTGCTGTATGTGAAATGCCAGATCCAATGATACTTACATTGGAAGAAGGTCTTATTACACAAACAGACGAAAACATTTGGAACACAGAACCTATTGAAAGTTTCCCAGAGTTTATAGAATACCTTGAAGAAATCAGAGATAACGACGATTATAAAAGCAGAAAGACTTTAGCTATTGACTCTTTAGACTGGTTAGAAACTCTTGTTGAAAAGTATGTATCGGAAAAAGACGGCAAAGAGTCTATATCTGATTTTGAATGGGGGACAGGATATTCAAAAGCAAAAGAAACATTGACACAAGTTTTTGACCTTTTAGATCAAATTAGAACTAAAAGAAAAATGCGTGTGGTGTTTATCTGTCATGTCAAAGAAGATAGAAAAGAAAAGCCAGGACTTAAAGACTACCAAAAATATGAGCTGAAACTTAGGACTGGTTTTGGAGAAAAAGTAAAAGAATATCTAGATATGGTTTTGTTTTATAACTACAAATTTGGAGAAGTTAAAACACAAGACGATAAGGGATCTTTAAAAACAAAAGTTACGCAATCTAAAGAAAGATATTTATTTACAGAAGATTGTATAAGTTATTTTGCTAAAAACAGATATAACTTGCCGCCAGAGATTAAGGTTGAAAAAGGCAAGGTATGGAAAACTTTAGAACAAGAACTTAAAACTGCACTAGCCGGAGATAAAAATGGTTGAGCCAATTAAAAAAAGACTGCCTTCTTATGAAGGGTATGACCAAATACTTGGCAGAGTAAAAGGAATTATCAAAGAAAAAATAGGATCTAGCGATTTACTTGATAAAGCATTGATGAAATGTTTGCTTGAAATAGAAAATCTAGAAATAGAAATATCTGAAACTGTAAGCGGTAGATACGAGTCTTTTGATAACAACGAAGAACATTAGTAAAAAGCGAGGTAAATATGACTAATTTCAAAAACTTAATAGAACAGGCAGAAGAAGAAAATGCTTCTATGTCTGATTTTGTAGAATATCCAGAAGGTAGATACTTAATTAATTTTGTCCAGGCAGATGAAATTACAGATTTTGTATCTAAATCAGGGAAGACTTATGACGCTACTGATATAGAATTTCATGTAGAAGGTTGGTCTAACAAAACATTAAAGTCTAGGTATTTTACAGCTTACGACAAGGAAAATTCTGGAGAAGATAAACTGCATAAAGCGGCATTGAGCGGCACTATGAAACTGCAAAATATTCTTATGGCTATGGGTGTGAAACCAGAAGATTTCCCAGAAAGCATAGATCAATTTAACGAAGTCTTACAAGGTAAGAGTGCTACTTGTCTTTTGAAGAAAAGAGAATATGAAAGCAACGGACAAAAAAAATCTACATTAGATTTAGACGAAGACTTTGCAGGACAAAATTGGAAAGTTGTAGGAGAAGAAAAACATATTGATATTTCTAGTCTTGGATCTTTTGAAGAAGAAAAAATTGAGAAAAAAGAAGAAGCTCCTGCTCCTGTAGAAACAAAGACTGAGGAGTTTGACGAAGAAATCCCCTTTTAAATTTTGTTTGATATAAAAAACAACAGGCCTTCTTTATGTGCCTGTTGTTTAAAACCTTCTGGAGCAATTTTATTGCAAATAGATGATAAGTATTATGGTGTCTGTAATAACGGACACCATATAGAAGAAATTAAAACAAGAGTGGGAAACAAAATGGAAATAACCAGGCAGTCTAACTTAAATTATAAAAGTGTTGATTACGCAATAGCGGAAGTAAAGTCATTGTATCAACAATTAGCAAAAAAAAATAAAACATACGAGCTTCATAAGTGGGAAGGAGAAGAAAGAAAAAAGTTTTTTAGAACACTAATTCTCTGTTATCTTGATTGCGAGAAAGCAAAAGCAAGTAATGGAGTAGATAGTGGCTAATTACAAACAGCTCTTTGAAAAGAGAAAATCAAAAGAAAAAAAACTTACACGGCAAAAAGCAGATATATCTGATCTTATAAAACAGATGAACGCTGACGGCTTGTTAGTGGATAGCATAGACACTTCTGGCGGCATTGTAAGAGTGCCGGTAAAAGCTACTGCTATATCAAGGGACGATAAGACTTCGACAGGAGAAAAATCTGGTTGGTATTTCTTTCATCAAAATAATGAACATTGGATTTCTGTATATGGTAATTGGAGAACAAATCAACAATGGAAGTTTTACAGCAATTCTATAAAAGAGCTTACTCCGGAACAGCAAACAGAATTAAATAAAGAAATAGAAATAAATCTGCAAAGGGCCAAGAAAGAAAGGGAGAAAAAGAATAATGAAGTTGCGAAGGAATGTGAGAGAATTTTTGAAAGTTCTAAAATAGTTAATGAGCATGAATACCTATCAAGTAAAGGGTTAAAAAATAATTATGGATTGACAGAGATGAACGGATCACTTCTTTGTCCGGTGTATTCTACACAAAATACAAAAAAAGAATTAAGAAGTCTGCAATATATAACAACAGAGTCTAAGCGTTTTGCTTCTGCTTCTGAGGTTAAGTCTGGAATATACACAGTAGGCATAGGTTGGAACGATTGGTCTAATATAAAAACCATAGCGGTTACGGAAGGACTCGCTACCTGTCTGAGCGTTTATGAGAGTACAGGTCTTCCGACAATATGTGTGTTTTCTGCAAATTTTGGATTAGTGGCTCTAGAGAACATCAGGAAGTTTTGTAATGCGGAGTTCTTAATCTGCTTTGACCATGACCAGAACGGCATAGGACAGGCAAAAGCTAAAGAGATTTGTGCTTCACTTAGCTCTTGCTTGATAAGAATACCTAGCAAGGTGGGAGATTATAATGACTTGTACCAGGAAGAAGGACCAAATGCAGTCAAAAGTGAAATCCTCAGTAAAGGTTATAAGTTTTCACAATACTCAATAAAAAACTTTGTAGGTACTCCGCCGCCAAGAAGGTGGTTAGTAGATCAGAGTTTAGAGCTATCTAAAATATCCTTGCTATGTTCTATAGGTGGTATAGGTAAATCCGGAATAACTTTGAAGGCCTGTTTAGACATAAATCAAGGTCATGGTAATTTTTTAGGCAATAAAATTATGGACAAGGGTAATTGTATTATCTTGTCTAGTGAAGATGATACTGACGAAGTTAGAAGGAGAATAGCGTTATTAGATAGAGATAACAGAAGATTTGAAACTGAATATGACACCTTTGTTATGTGTACTAGCGAAATGGGTAAGCCATTAACATTGATAAAACAAGACGCTATCAACGGATTGCATATAACTCCAGAAGCAATAGAGCTTTCTAATTCTTTAGAAGACATTGAAGATTTAAAATTGATAGTCATAGATCCAGTACAATCTGTTGTGTCTGCACAATTAAATGACAATGAAGTAGCACAACTCTACGCACAATATGTAGCGTCATTGTCCGCTAAATTTGGTTGTAGCGTACTCTCGGTACATCATCTCAATAAAAGTGCATTGTCTAATACAAATGATGTTTTATCTGCCAGAAGCTCAATCAGGGGAGCTACAGCATTAACTGATAGCCATAGGGCAGTTTTTGTTATGTTCCTGGACTCAGAAGAGAACACAGAGCAAATTTGCTTTGAGCAAGGTATTCCATTTAACAGGTTAGCAGTAGTCAAGTCTGCTCTAGTAAAAGCCAATAGTGAAGCTGATATGAGTATCAAAACTTTAATTAGAAAAGGATTTGAACTTGAGCTTTTAGACGAAAAAAAGGGATCTGTTAATGATATTAACTGGGATTGATACCTTAGTTTCTGACCATAGGTACTCCCATAGAGCTATGCGTTTCTGGGTAGGCGTATGGTCATACAGACTTATATATACATATATAGGGAGAACAAAGGTTCTCCCATATAGGAGAAGGGAAGGCAGGTAAATCTAAGCTAAGCTAAGAAATGAAACGGAAGGATAAATTTAAAAATTATTGGTGGATAAGCACGGAATATACAAGCATAGATAGTCCTTATATAAACTTAGCAACGGCATTAAAATTCACGAACTATACTAAACTAAAGGCGGTAATTTGGTCCTGGTTCCGATCTAAACTAGACAGGAAAGATTTAGGTTCAAGGGAAAAGATTATTTTATGGATTATTTGTGAAAGGATAAAAGGCGTTTCTTTCTCATGTTGGGATAGTTATATTTATCTGGGTAAAGCTACCGGTATGAATAGGAAGACAGTAGCTATTGCGGTTAATAACTTATCTAAGGCAGGATTAATAGTAATAGCTGTTGAAGGAGCTGTTCCGAGAGCTAAAAAGAAACTAGAAGCTCAGAAAAGATTTAAAAAGCATATTCTCTTGGTTGGCATTGGCTACGCCTTAGACAAGAAGCTAGAAGCGGATAAAGAAAAGGCCTAAATTAATAGGCCTTTTCCGATTAGCTCTTGCTTTTTGGGAAGGGAGAATAATCGAGCTAATCTAATCTTTACTAAAAAATATTCTGTTTGCGTAGTCTTCTGCTTGTTTTTGGGTAAGTCCCTTCTCTAATCCTTCTTCGACGAGTCTATCAAGCATAAGCTGATTAATATAATTAGACATCTATTACCTTCCCATAATTTTCATTTTGAGTTTGTATATCTCTTTCTACTTCTTCCAGATCTTCTACAAACTCAAAAAAAGCAAAGTCTTTGTTTCCTAAAATATAGGTTTTTGCTTTTACGCAGTTATCATAACTTTCCAGGTAAGCAGTATCTCTTTCTGCTTCTGTATCAAACCATTGTTCTTGCACATCTATGGTTTCAATCATTTTTAGATTACCATTTTCTGCAACTTCAACTATGGTTTTGTCTTTGTGATAACCTTTGTCAGTTTCTTTATGGTGGTAAATAGTTTCTTGTATTTTTACTTTCATATAATCTCCTTAAAATTAAATTTTATTATTAATCTGGTTTCTTTTCTACTATTTCGTGGGCCAAACCAGACATAAAACCGGCTAACTCATCTTGTGCCATTGTATTCAAACAGGTGGACATAAGTAAAATGGCTATCTGTTTTTTTCTGTATTCAGGTAAATCATTTAGCCACATGATTAGCCGCAACATATCTTCATCTGTCATTTTTTTTCTCCTTACATCTTTTTTCGTATAAATGTCTTTTGTGTTTTAAGCGGTTTATCTGGGTAAGCCACATAGTCTGAAATTCTAAGTTTTTAGATCTTCTTAGTGCTTTCTTTAATGCCGCCATGTTTTTAAAATAATCTTTCATAGTATTCCCTGTGATTGAATGAATTTTTCGTATTCTTGTAATGCCTGGAGTGAGATTTCTTTGCGTATGAAATCAGGTAAATCTTCTTCAATACAAAAATTATAAGTTTTGTTGGTTCTTAAAAATAAATAGCAATATGGGTAAAGCTCCCTACAAACTATTAAATCAACACCATTAGAAAAGTAATAATGAGTATGAATAGCATAGTCGGTAAAATCTTCTACCACCTTATCAACTAATCCGTCTTTTATGTTTCTAACTTTTTTCAGTTCTTTTTTATATCTTTTTTTATATTCTTCTGGACTCATAGTTATTCTCCTTCTTCTAGTTTATTTAAAATAGGTATGCCGCAAGAATGACAAAACCAATCTTCTAAAGATATTCTTGGATTTTTCTTGTGCCATTTATCAATTTTTTCCACAGAACATTCTAATGTTTCTAATGGATTTCCTATCATATTATCCGCTTTATCTAGTTTGCCGCAGACAATACAGTTTCTATAGTCATAATCTTCCATTTTTATTTTATATGCTTCGTCAAAGTATCTGGTAATAGTTATAGGTACTTCGTAAAAATCCCCTGTTTTTTTATCTCTCCAGATTTCATCTTCTCCTGCAACGCCTTCTTCAACAAATTCCAGGTCTTCTACATCTATTCCCCAAATTTCTCTTACTACGCTCATGTTAGCTCCTTTATGGTACTTTTAAAATCGTAAGCCAGATGTTCTATAAATTCCCAAATTTGTTCTCCAGAATAATATTGAAATGGCTCCCATACATTTTCTACTAAGTGTATGTAAAGGTCTTGTTCTTCCCATTCTTCATATTCTTCTGGTAGATGTTCGGTTAAAAAAGTACCACTTGCGAAAATTATCGCTTTTTTGTCTGTTATTTCTTCTATCATGTTAGCTCCTTTATAAAATGCCTTTGTTAATAGCTTCGTTAATAATAAAAGGCATATTATTAGCTATATATTCTTGTTTGGTTTGGTACTTTTTTTTGGAATTAGGGTAAGTCTGTTTGTCGTATTCTTTACAATAATTGATCCAGAGCGTATCTACGAAAGGTTCTAATTCTTTTGATGTTATCTTTCTGAGATTGCTCATTCTGTCTATTATCAATGCCGCTACAGTAAAAAAGATTATTCCTGTGCCTATCATGGCTAATGTATCAAGTGTAAGTGTCATGGCTATTCTCCTATAACAGAGCAAATGTCGTGGTCTATGTATCTAAGGATTAAGTCAGACTCCCAAGCTCCAATTTCTGCCGCACAATATCCATAAACTTCGTCGTATTCTTCTTCAAGCTCGTTCCATTGATAGTCATAACCTTCTTCTTTCATAGCCGCCCTTATGAGTCGTTTTGTAGATTGCAAGGTATGTTCATCACGAATAATACACATACTGCATATATTAGGGTAAATCTCTACAGCTAATTCATTTCCTTCAAACTCGTTGAAGTAGATACAACCTGCGTCGTCGCAGTCATTGTCTATATGATATTCAATCTTATAGTCTTCAATGTTTATTGTTTTTAAATCTGGCGTTCCAATTAATCCTTCCAAGATATAGTTTTTGACTTCGCTTGTGTTTGGTTTGTTTAGCCAGTCATTTTTTACAGATACAATTTCAATATCTGAGTCGCTATAACCTTCTCCGTTGTAAGAGTAGGTAATAATAAATTTAGTATGATTTTCTGATTTCATGTTTATTCTCCTTTAATTGACTAGGACGCTCCTTAACAGTATCAACGAATGGCTAAGCGTACTGTATGCTTAGTTATCCTTTCAGAGCGTCCTAGCATTATCATAGGGGGGGTTATGATAATTCGTTTGTTATTTGGGAAACTATTTCTTCTAACCTATCTCTTACATCATTTGGTATAAGTGCCAGAGTAAGTTTTTGTTCTACCTTCTTTCTAATGTCATAGACAGACGGCTCTAAACGTAGAACGCCGTCTTCGTCTGGGTAGTGTTCTTGAAAATACAAATTAATATCGTCCCTTTTGAGAGTGTATCTTAACTTGCTTACTTCGTTTCTGATTATGTTTTTTATGTCAGAGATTTCTTTATTTATTTCTCTTTTCTTTTTGGAAAGTTTTTTTAAAGATTTTTCTAACTCCCTTGCAGACGCAAAAACGTCAGACTTTTGAAAGTCATTAACTTCTTTGTTTCTGCGTTTGATAATATTAGCTGTAATTTGTTCCGTTATAGCTTCTATTTCAAATTTTCTTAACTCTTTACTTTTAGCCATAGTTATTCTCCTTCTATGTTTTTATGTTTATCGGATATTACAAGATTGCTAAATACAAAGTCGTTTAAAATTCTAAGACTTTTATAAGTGCTTTCTTCTAATTCTTTTGTTGGTATGTCTTCAATCCAGATTAAACTTTCATCATCTCCAGACGGACAAATATTTTTTCCTTTGTGTGTAAATTCTTCGCAGTAATATTTAGCTTCGTAATATCCTAAGTTCATAACTAAATCGTCCACCGCATATTCGACCTGCGATTTTTTAATATGCCTAGTAAAATCTAATGTCCCTAAATAATAGCCAACATTAAACTCAGTTGTATTTTCGCTGTCTAAAACTTCGTCTATTTCACTTTCGGTTATATGGCTTTTTGCTTCGTCTAAAATATTCATAATTATTCTCCGTTGATTATAAATTTGGGTAAGTCTGTTTCACTTTGAGAATTAAAAAAAAAGATCTGGAGCATAAATTAATTTTCATACTTACTCGCTTTCTTCAATTCTTTTAAATCAACCAACAAAATATATTTGGCTTTGCCTTTTTTAATTATTGGTTCATCTAAAAAAATTCTGGCTTGACCTTGATACAAGCCGCAATAAATACCAAAAAGGTCTTTATTGCGAACCTGTATATAGTCGTTAATTTTAAGGTTTGGTTCTGTCATGTCTTGATATTCTTTCAAGTTTGTCTTCGTCCACCTTAAACAGTCTTTCATCTGAAGCAAATTTCCAGGCCAGACCTTGTATGTTTCTATCTAAATAAATTGCCTGTCCTGTGCAACATCTTCCCCAATAAGAACAATTCCAGTAGTCAGTTTCTAGGATAGGTTCGTTTATTTCTTCTAGTCTGCTTTCGAACCAATCAGAAACTAAATACCATTCGAAAATCTCGTGGTTTGTGTCTTCTTCCATTCTAATTAAGTCGATACAATCTGCTTCTGTCATGTCCGGATTTTCAGATTTCATTCTTTCAATGTCATCTTCCCATTCAAATAGAATTTCTCCGTCTGTCATTGAGCCGTTTTTAATATCGTCATAATTAAAAATGCCTTTTGCCAGTAAATCATCAACTAAGTGTGATTGGTTTCTGTCAATGTGATTACGAATAAACATTTCTGTAATGTTTTGTTTTTCTCCTTCTGGGAGCAAGTCCCATTCTTCCAAAGATATTCTTTTAGTCATAAATCCTTGCATGGCTTAGCTCCTTCTTAAAGTCGGTTCATTGATAAGGTACTTACATTTATACAAAGAGAAAAAAACATCTTTGTTATAAATGTCTTTTATCTTTTGTCCGTCTTTGTCTTTTATAAAGTACCGCCTTCCGTTTTTACTGTTTGGAGTTTTTCCGTAGTACTCAATGCAAATAGTAAAACCTTTATAGGTTCGTTCTTCGTAGTCGTGCATATTAGCTCCTTTTGATTGCCCAAAGATTATTAAGTATCAATTCGTCGTTTAGGTCTTGGACATAACTTAAACTAATTGTTCTCCCAATGCGGCAAGAACACTTTTTAAATTGATTATTGGTAAATACAACGCCGTCCCCATGACAGCATTTTAGATCGTGAGCGTTAATTTCATTATTCATATTAGCTCCCTTTCTGCATAGTCAGATAATATATTTACTATATCTATTGACGGCTTCATGGCGTTTTTGATTAGCAATTTTTTAAACTGCTCATCTTCACAACACAAATTAAAATCCGCCGTTGTGGTTGCTTCGAATAAACTAGCGATTAAGTCTAGTTTGTCATTTTTGGCTTTAATACCCATATTTAAACTCCCTTATAAGTTATTAATATAGAGATGATACAGGACAAAGACAGACATAACAAGCCAAACAAAGACACAAAAGAGAAAAAAAACATTTAAAATAAACGGACAAATGGACAATAAAGTTAATAAAGGCGGCAGAAAAGCAATAAAACTGGACGAAAGAGAAATTGAGCGTCTGAGCGGACTGGGACTCAATGAAAAGCAAATTGCAGATAACTTGGGCGTTTCATGGCGTACTTTTCATAGAAAGAAAAACCAAAAGTCAGTTTTGGCAGCTATATCAAGGGGACGAAGCAAGGCGTTAAAAAATGTTAGCAATAGTCTGTACGAACAAGCAACGAAGCCAGAACCAAACATTCACGCTATTAAATTCTTTCTTTCAAATCGTGGGGAGCATGGACAATGGGCGGAAAGGGACTTATCTCTAAATGTAGATTTAAACTTGAACAACATTTTAAAAGAAGCCAGACAAAGATTAG